ATCAAAGAATTTGAATTTCTTTTTTCAAGATGAAATAACTGAAGCAGAATTAAACGAAAACAAAACTTTATCAGAATATGCTGGTTTTTCTGATGAAGAAATTAAAAGAGCAATTAGACCAGAAAACGTTTTGTATTCTTATGCAGTATACCATTCAAGTAAAAGTAACAACAAATATAAAACAGGAAAAGCATTTCATATTTATAGACCAAAAGCGCATGATTCAAACGGAAAAGAAGTTTGGTGTAATTTAAATGTTAATCAAGAAACTGGAATTTTATCTATTACTGTTCCTCAAAGTTTTTTAGATTCTGCTATTTATCCAGTTTACGTTGACCCGACATTTGGATATTCTACTCATGGACTTTCTGGGCCAAGATGGGATTATGGAAACACTTATGCGGTTGTTAATGATTCTTATACTGCTTCCGCAGGAGACACAATCACAAAATATTATGCTTATATATATGGTCAGGTTACGATAAGAAGCCCTATAATGAACGCCTATGATATGGATACAGGAAATGCTGATAGGTTGCTTGCAGCAGGAGTAAGACTTACAGACCTTCCTGGCACAAATGTTCTTGGTGAATATTGTTCTGATGCTGTTTCTCAATCATTAGTTGCAGGAGAAGAATATTGTATTGCAGGAAAAAAAAGCAGTTCTTCTGCTGTTGGCTGGATGTATGACACTTTAAGTAATTCAGGAGACAGGTCAGGAACTTCTGGAGACGACCCAGACCCATTTAATTCTGCTGGATTAGAAAATCGAAGAAGAAGTATTTGGGTAGACTACACAGAAAGCGGAGACGTAGATGTTACTGTTGAACCTTCTGCGCTTACATTATCTACTTCTTTAAAAGCTCCAGTTATTGTAATTGACTTTTCTTTTTCTGCAACAGCTTTGACTTTAAGTTTAAGTTTAGGAACTTCAGTAATTAACTTTGATTTTACGCATACTGTAAGTGCTTTGGCTTTAAGTTTATCTCTAGAAGCTCCAGTTATTAATTTTGATTTTGTTCATACTGTTTCTGCTTTAACTTTAACTTTAAGTTTGGAAGCTCCAGTAGTTAACTTTGATTTTTTGCATGAAGTTTCTACATTAACTTTAAGTTTAAGCTTAGAAGCTCCTGCTATTATTATTGGAGAAACTTTTATTGCAACTGCTTTAACTTTATCTTCTAGCTTGGAAGCTCCAGTAATAAACTTTGATTTCTTACATACTGTTTCAGCTCAAAATCTTTCTTTAAGTTTAGAAGCACCTGTAATTAATTATGATTTCTTGCATGAAGTTTCTGCATTAAGTTTAAGTTCAAGTCTTGAAGCACCAACAGAATTATTTGATTTTACGCATACTGTTTCAGCTTTAACTTTGAGTACTAGTTTAGGAACTTCAACTTATGCTTTTGATTTTTTAGAACAAGTTTCTGCATTAAGTTTAACTTTAAGCTTAGAGGCTCCTTCAATTAATTTAAGTTTTTTACAGTCTGTTTCTGCTTTAACTTTAAGTACCAGTTTAGGAACTCCAACAATAATAACTGCAGGAGATATTGCTTTTAGTGTAGATGCTTTAACTTTAAGTTTAACTCAAAAAGACCCAAGTATTTTATTTGATTTCAAGCATAGTGTTGATGCTTTGAATTTAATTAGTTCATTAAAGGATGTTATTGCTTTTGTTCCAGTTGAATATTTTGTTGATTTATTTTTTCCAAAACAAACTTTTGGTTTATTTTTTGCTAAAACAAGTTTTACTGAAAGATTTAAAAAACAAACTGCAAGTTTAAGGTTTCCAAAACAAACTGTGACTTTAAAAGTGTATAAAGGGAATTAATGATTAGAGGAAATTTAAATGGTTTCAACAATTTGGGGGCACTATAAATTAAATGAAGCAACTGGAAATGCATTAGATAGTTCAGGAAATAGTAATGATTTAACAGAAAATGGAACTGTTCCCTCTCAAACAGGAAAAATTACTAATGCAAGAGGAGTGTTTGCTAGTGGTAATTATTTTCAAAGAACAAGTATAACTGGTTTTGACAACACACAAAGTTTTTCTATTACTGGCTGGCTTTACGCAGTAAGTGTTGCAGCTGGAGACAAATACGCTATTGTAGCCGAAGGAACAAGTGGAACATTCCAGTTGTTTATAGATTATAATGATCCAAACCTTATATTTAAAGTTGGAAAAAATGGTGTTGCAGTTGATACGGCTTCTGTTGCAGGTAATTTTTCAGCAGGCAACTGGTATTGGTTTAGTTGTACTTACAATGGTTCAACAGGTGCAATGGAAGTAGACGTTAATAATTCTGGTTCTCCTGGCACAGGCACTTATGAGCAAGGAGTTACAGCAACATTTCCGACAATAGTTTTTGCAGCATATAATACACTTACAACATACTATTTAGATGATGTTAGAATTTACACAGATGTATTGACTTCAGATGAAATGGATTTTATTTATAATTCAGGCAATGGAACAGAAAATAATCTTGGCGCAGATACTTTTTCTGCTACTGCTTTAACTTTAAGCACTTCTTTAGGGACTCCAACTTATGCTTTTGATTTTTTACATACTGTTTCTGCTTTAAGTTTATCTTCTAGTTTAGAAACTTCTATAATTAATTTAGATTTTTTACATACTGTTTCTGCTTTAAGTTTATCTTCTAGTTTAGAAACTTCTATAATTAATTTAGATTTTTTACATACTGTTTCTGCATTAAGTTTAAGTGCTTCTTTAGAAACTCCTTCTGTTTATACAGGGCTTTTTTTATCTGTTTCTGCATTAAATTTAAGTTCAACAACAAATGAACCAAATTATTTAATTGACGGAACAGTTTCTATAACTGCTTTAGAATTAACTTTAAGCCAAAAAGAACCAGTAATTGTTTTAGGAAAAACTTTTATAGCCTCTGCTTTAAATTTAAGTTCTTCAATTAAATCTCCTAGTGTATTATTTGATTTTACTTATTTAGCATCTACTATAAAATTAGTTTCTAATTTAAATTCGCCTTCAATTAGGATTCCATTCAATTATACGGCTACTTTAAAGTTTCCAGAACAATCTGTTAAAATGAAATTGCATAAAAGAAACCTTTAAGATTGAGTTACAAGCAATTATGTCATTAAAGAAGTGTTTAACCTATGGTCAATGAATTAGAAAAACAAAACATTCTAAAAAAAGTAGATGAAGAACTTAACGAAATTGCTGATTTTATTTTTTCTAAAAGTCAAGAAAATATTGTAGAATACGGCGCAATAGACGAAGCTACTTTATTAAAATCAGGTTATGTTAATAGACAATTTTTAGAAAAAGAAATAGGATATTCAGCACCTTATGCAGGGCATGTTGATTTTGGAACAGATCCTCATATGCCTCCAGTTGCACCTTTAATTGCTTGGGTTAAAAGAAAGTTTTCTGTTCCAGATAAACAAGCAACAAGAATTGCTTGGGCTATTGCTAAAACAATTGAAAGAGATGGTTCTGAGCCAAGACCTTTTTTTAGAGATGCATTACAGCAAGGTAAAATAAAATATGGTGGTTTTTTTGGAACTTGAAAAAAATAAAGAAGAAAGATTATTTGATTTTGTTATGACTGTTCCTAGTGTTGTAGATAAAGAAGGAGAAGTTATGCCTGAATCAGAAATGGAAGAAGCTTTAGATAGATGGTTAATTAATGGTTCTCCAATTTCAATGGAACATACAAATAAAATTGTTGGAAAAGGATTAAGATGGTGGGCTGACGAATATAAAGGAAACAAAGCTTACATTGCTAGAGGATTAATTAACAAAGGGCCAGTAGCGGATGTTGCTTGGGATAAAATTTTAAAAGAAGAATATAAAGATGTAAGTTTAGGTGGAGCAGCTTTTGATCCAACTAAATTAAAAGACGGAAGTACTGAGTTAAGAGGCTTAGATGTTTTAGAAGTTGCTTTATGTGAAGATGGAATGCATCCTGATGCTGATATTTTAGATAAAAATGCTATGGCTAAAGGCCAAAAGTATTATTTTGCTAAAGCAAAAATTAAGAAAATAAACAAAGAAGATATTACGTTTAAATCAGACAGTTTACAATTGTCTATTTTAAAAGAATTAAAAAAATTAAATGAACTTAAAGGAGGCCAAAACATGGTAAAAAAAGAAGAAGAAAAAAAACCTATAACAACTGACGAAAAACCTAAACCAAAAACAGAAGAAGACAAAGAAGACGAAAAGAAACCAAAAACAGAAGACGAAACACCAGAAAAAAAGAAAAGTCAGTATGTTACTAAGGAAGATTTTGATAAATTTACTAAAGAAGTAATTGCCGCAATTAACGATGGCGGAGAACCTTCTCCAGATAATTTGGAGGAAGATTCACCTGAAGGAGAACCTTCAGTAGCTGAAACAGATGAAGGAAAAGGAAAAGGCGAAGATGGAGTCATTTCTAATTTACCTGATTCAAATAAATCAATTGAAGATTTAGTTAAAGCAGAAGTTAAAAAAACTTTAGCTGTAGCAAAATCAACTACACCAAGACCAAATCAAGTAATAAAAAATAACGAAAAAATGGATGCTTATGAGGTTGCTAAAGGAAAACCAGCAAACTTTAGTGAAATTAGAGACCATAAAAGACAAACAGAAGAAAAAGAACTTAAAAGCATTTTAGGAGTGGATTAAATGAGAGAATATTTAAATACAATGGATGATATGCTAAAACTTGCTTATGCGAAAGGCGGAGCAGGAATGAAGTATATTAGAAAAGATGATCCAGTAATTTCAACAACTGCAGGTGTTTATAATGCCGTGTATGGTGCTGAAGTTTGGAGGCAATTAAATCAAATGGATACAGCTTTTGGATTAATTCCTAAAATTCCTTGGCTTAAATCTGGTTGGAGAGTAATTACAGCAAGAGCTGATGCAGTTACTACACCAACAGGCGGAGTTTCAGAAGGCGCAGATTTACCTGCTACAGTTAAACCAACATTTCAAGAAGTAAGCACTAAACCAAAGGAAGTTGTAAGAACATTTGATAATTCAACTAAACAAGAGTTTTTATCAAAAATTTCTAACGATGATACAATTGGTGACATGGAATTTATGAAAGCTTATATGGGAGTTGAACATAAAGAACACTTGGATGCAATGTTGTTAGGAGATGTTGATACTACAGCAGACACTAACCTTGAATCTATTGATAGAGTTTGTTCAAGTTATGGAGAAGTTTCAGATACTACAATTTCTTTAGATGCAGGAGATTCTGACATTTATGGATTAGATAGAGATGCAACTGAATCATGGTCAGACGCTTATGTAAGCCATAATAGCGGATCAGACAGAAGTTTAACTGATGCAATTCTAAGAACACATTTAACAAACATTTATACAAACGGTGGAAGACCAAGTTTCATGTTAACAGGATTTGACACTTACGCAGACGTTCAAGGATTGTATGCAGATCAAGCAAGATATAATACTCCAATGAAAGAAGGAAATTATACTGCAACAGTAAACGGAGTTGAAACAGTTACAGGAACTGAAGTAGGAATGAATGTAGCAACAGTTTATGGTATTCCTTTATTCCAAGATGTTCATGTAGCTAAAGACACTAAAAGTAGACTTTACACTTTGGATACAAGTAATAAAGAAAACTTTGAGATTCCAAGATTGTCTTTGAAAATCGCACAACCAACTAGTTATTATGAAAGCAGAGATTACTTTGCTAATGGT